CCGCCTGGTACGTCGCTGGCTCCGTGGGCATGGCCTGCGCGGATTAACGGTGAGGGTATAGCATGGCGCTCCAAGATACAGCGCTGGCATTAATTAAAAAATTCGGCGAGGACCGGGAGGTCGTGCTGCAGGTACCGAATACCGCTCCCGCCGATCCGGCGAAGCCGTGGGAGGTGGACCCGAATGCCAGCACCACTAATTTTACGGTGCCGGCTGTCGTCACGCCGATTGAGCGCAGCTTGATCGACGGTAATAGCGTCCAGCAGGGCGACGAAATGATCCTAATTGCGGGGCTGTCGCTGGGGACCACCATCCCCGGGACCGAATCGAAAATACTAGACGAGCAGCAGCAAAAGCTGATTATTGCCGTTACCAGGATTCGCCCTGGTAAAACCGATTTTCTGTGGAAGCTACAAGTGAGGGCGCAGTAATGGCATCGAGGCCCTACAACGGTCCCGAAATCGTGCGAGCGATCCGGGGCACGATAGGCGGCGATCTAGGCAAGACCGCCTTCGCGATTTTAAAAAACGTGGTATTCGGCAGCCCGGTAGGCAACCCCACGCTGTGGAAAAATCCGGATAGTGCCCCGGCAGGCTATGTCGGCGGTCATTTCCGGCGCAATTGGATTGTAACAATCGGGGGCTTCAGCACCGGTGTAATCGAGGGCATTGATGCCTCGGGCGCTACTACCGTCGCGTCCGGTAAGGCCGTCATCGACCGCTATGCAAAAATGAAGAGAAATATCGGCGTCAATTTAATCATTCAGAATAATGTCCCCTATGCAAACCGGCTCGCGCAGGGCCATTCCAAACGGCAGGCCCCTGCGGGCTGGGTCGACGCCGCGATAGATGCGGCACTAATCATACCCGGAGGGGCGAAGCCACTACCATAATGGGCGCTTCAACGAGAACACCGGCTGAATTTCGTGATACTCTTCGCACCGCGTTTGGCGCGGCATGGACCGCAGCAGGCGAATCGCTCGACCGGGTAGCCTGGAATAATTTGAGCTATAACCCCGGCAATCGCAGCGACTATGTCTTTGTCGATCTAGCGCACGCCTCCGGGGAGATAGCCGCGCTGGGCACCGGAGCCACAATACAGCAGCGGCGCACAGCAGTATTCGCCGCGCAAATTTTTGTCAGGCATAATACGGGCCAGGCAAGGGCCGACACATTGTCGGAGATAATACTGGATTTTCTGGAATCCGCGCGGCTGACCGGTATCCGAATAAGGGATATTGGGGTGAACGACGCTGGCCGGGTAAACCAGTGGTTCCAGGTAAACGTAAACGCTCAAATCGAGTATGATTCATTTCGCACAGTGTGAGGCTGTCTAAACTAGGAGACCGCCATGTCAGATACAAACCGAGTCGGGCTTAGATTTTTCAAAAGCTCTCAGCGGACCGCGCCAATCCCGGGCGGCCCCTTCAACCTGGACCAGCTGCGCTTCACCGGGACGCCATCGCTGGCCTTCGAGCCCACCACAATTACCAGCGAGGAAATTCGGCCTGACCGCCAGATATCTGACCTGATCCTGGTCGGGGCCGAGGCCGGAGGCGACACCGGGATCGAGCTGTCGTATGCCGCCTTCGATCAATTAATCCAGGGCGCGCTATTCAGTACCTTCCAGCTGACCGAGCGTAAAACCGGAACGGGCGAAATCACCGCCTTCGGCGCGGGCACAATTGACGTGGACGTGGGCGGCGATTTTATAGTCGGGCAGATTATTCGCCTGCAGAAATTAGCCACCGGTGTGATCGGCGACGGGATTTATGAAATCACCGGCATTGCCGTGAATACCCTGTCCGTAAGCCCGCTCTCGGGTACAAACACGAATGCCATCGCCGGCACCGAAACCGCCGACGCGGCTACCAATCTGGAGGTGACCGGATTCGCGGCGCAGGCCAACGGCGATATTAGCGTCGTGGTAACAGGCCCCGACGCCGTTTTCCAATTCCCGCCAAGCGCGCTGGACGATGCAATGGGCACCGGCATCCCGCTCGCAATTGGAGCCTGGATTAAATTCCAGGATTTCGCCACGGTAGGCAATAACGTGTGGACCCGGGTCCGCGAGATTGACCTGGCCGCTGATACCGTCACCGCCGATACGCAGACGGGGATGGCTACCGATGCAGCAGCTGCCGAACAGGTACAGGCGTTTTACGGCAGCCGGGTAGAAAACGGGGCGGGCTCGATCAGCGACAATCAATTCGCCCTGGAGCGGCGCTTCGAGGACCATTCGCCGATTACCCGCGAGCTATTCCTGGGCATGGCGCTCAATAATTTCAATTTGACGCTATCCCCGCAGGCTATCGCCGTGGGCTCTTTAACCTGGTTTGGATTTAATTCAGCGGTATCCGATGATTTCGCTGGCAGCTATCCCGATCTATACGCCGCCCTCCCGGCGGACGTACCAGCCGAGCAATTCGATGTATATAACACGTCGAGCGATATCGGCAGGCTGGGCAGGGGTATTGACCCAATCGATGCAGCGGGCTTGAATTTCGTGCTTGAGGCGACGATTGAAATCAACAACAACCTGCGCCGGCAGAATGCCGTGGGCGTATTTGGCGCAGCCGGTATCGGCGTGGGCGAGCTATCCGTGACGGGTACCTTAAGCACCTATTTTGACAACGATGATATTCTCCAGATTATCTTACAAAATGCTGAAACCAGCCTCGACCTAATTACGCAGGGCGGCGATGGACGCAGCATGATATTCGATATGCCGAGAATCAAATTTTCAGGCGGGGCACCGGACGTACCGAGCAAAAATGCGGACGTCACGATCCCGGGAACATATCAGGCAATTTTGTCGTCTGTATTCGGTTATACCATCACCGTCCAGACCGTCAGCTTTGCCCGGTAAAATTTAACCGGGCCTCGATGGCCCAGAGGTAATGCCGTGAGGGTACTAGAGGCTTTTGAGACCAGCGCAAAATTAGCGGATGAGGGCAGGCTATGCGAGATCGAGTGGGGTGGCAAAGTAATATGCTCGGTGCGGGTACGCCCCGCCGATGCGCTGCTCAATTCGGAATACAGGCGCTGCATAGCGGAAATGTCCCTGGAGGTCAAAAAGGGGTTTTCGAATGGCTCCGGGGATACGGCGCTGAGTATCGCCGAGGACACCGACCTATTGTTTACGCTGTACGCCCGGTCGGTAATCGTAAGCTGGCAGTGGGCCGATCCGGAGGACCGGAAGGCGACGAGCTTGCGATTCAACGAGAAAAATGCGGTCGCGTTATTCAAGAAAGCGCCCAAATTTTTCGAGGCGATCCAGGCAGCTGCGCGGGAGTGGTCGCATTACCGGGCGGCGCACGAACAGGACATAACAAAAAACTAGCAGGCGTTTTAGATCACCAGCTCCGGGTCGGCGACAGCGAAGTATCCGACGCCATAATCGCAGCATATCGTGAGCGCGGGCTTCAGGCCCCGGAGCATATTGAAACGCCGCCGTCGATCCTGCCGGAATATATAGCTTATTGGGAAGCGTACCGCGACCTGATAAGCGAGCGTATGAGCCCACGAGGACCGATCCCCGCCCTTAAAATCATCCAGTACGCAATCGCATACGGCCTCGAAAAGGACGCCTTAAAACGCATTGTATGGTCCGTGGACAAGGTATTGCTCGACCATTGGAAGCAGCTGGATGCCTCCGAAAAGGCCAAGCGGGAAAACCAGGCTAAAACCAAAACCCAAAGTGGAGGCCAAAAATGACCGACCGCGTCATACGAATAACCGTCGATTCGAAAGGCGTCGTATCCGGCATTACAAAGGCCGAGCGTAAATTAATAGGATTAGATAAGCAGACGAAACGCGTCGCCACGGGCTTTAAATTAGCCGCTGCGGCTGCGGCGACCCTGGTTGCTAGTCTAGCGGTGCGGGAGGTCATACAGGCCGTTGACGCGTACCAGGGGCTCGTGAATAGGCTCCGGATCGTTACCTCGTCCAGCGAAGAGCTGGCGACCGTGCAAAAAGCGCTTTTCGAAATATCCCAGGACACCCGGACATCATTCGAGGCGACCGCCAGGCTATTTGGCAGCGCGGCTATTGCAGCTGAAGAATTAGGCGCGTCCACGGAGCAGCTATT